CTCCGTTGGACTAGCACCATCAGAACCGTCATTAGTCTTGAATATCAAATCGCCTTTTTCATCGTCAGCCGTACCGTCATGGCTTGCTTCTATCTCAGCTAATGTTGATAGTTCGCCACCTGACTGTTCGCCTTTAAAGACAATAGTGCTTTCACGCCCACCATCGGTATCCTCATGAGTTGTGTTTGTAATAGTTAAAGATGGGTCAGGAGAAGACAGCAACATATCTCCAGCACTATCTAGTCTAAGTCTTTCTGTAGGTGATGCACCGTCATTGCCATCATTTGTTTTAAATACTAAGTCACCTTTTTCATCATCGGCTGTACCGTCATGCGCTGACTCAATTTGTGCAAGCGTAGTTTCTTCACCGCCAGACTGTTCGCCTTTAAAAGTAATCTTACCTTCGCGTCCACCTTCTATGTCTTCTTCAGATGTATTTTTTAAAATAACTTCTGGTGTAGTGTCAGTGCTTGTGATGTCACCTTGGACATCAGCTGCCGTAGTTGTTAACCCAACCGCTGTTGCTCCTATATATCCACCCATATCTATGTAATCTCCATATAGCTCATTGTTGCGCTAATTTTATCTGCTATTGAACAATCAATCTTAACGATGTCACCCACGTTCAAAACAATTTTTCCGTCTAACACAGATAGCGTTGACCCAGCTGGTATCGCCGCATCTTTAATAATATGAGATGTCGTATTTTGCGTTTGAGATGTTTGCGTTGTCGTACTAACTATCGTGACAGATGCAGTGACCTGGGCAGTATGCACATTGGCAAGTGTCAGCCCTAGAACAACAAGCGTTGATCCAGTTTGCACTGTGTACAAGGTTTCGGGCGTTCCAGCAGAAGCTGGACAAACATCCCTGGTGATTACTTTAAATGTATTTGGCATGTTGTATTACCCTCCTAGAGCAATGGCTAAACTTGTCGCTGCGTCTTCACCAGCAGCCGCCGCTGATGTTGCTGAAGCCGCCGCAGCAGTTGCTGAAGTTGCCGCAGCGTTCTGACTTGTTAATGCAGCCGCAGCCGATGCGCTTGATTCCGCAGCTTTTGTGCTACTTGTTGTTGCTGATGCAGCCGCCTCTGTAGCTTTTGTACTTGAAGTTGAGGCACTTGATGCGCTTGCAGTTGCACTATTCGCACTTGCTGTAGCACTAGACGCAGCAGCATTTGCTGATGTGGTTGCAGAGGCAGCATCTACAATCAGCGCCCACTTAGCGCTATCTGTGTTTGTCGTAAGTGGCTGAGATCCGCTAGATGTATGAGCAGTAACAGCGATAAAGATATTATTGGTGCTTGTGTCTTTTACAATGTCACGCACTGCATACGTTGTGCTTGCTGCCCAGTTACCTTTAAAAACGCCAATCTCTTGCGTAATATCAATATTACCAGAAGCATCAAAAGCAAATACCTTGTTTGCCCTGGCTGTAGCATCCTCAGTAAATGTAGGATCTGTAATTGTAGTTGTTTTAGAGCCCTTAACAGATCGGTTAAGTTCTTCTTGGTGTTGTTGCACCATAAAAGTAAGTTTGTCTAACTGATCCTCAAAACTAGCAGCAGGGAAAGGATCGTTTGGAACAAGGTCTAAACCTTGTGTTAATGGTTGCTCACGAATGATTGTTAAGCTTTCACCGCTTGCTGGGGCTGTACCCATAGTAACATTACCACCAGACGCAGATCCAACACCAGAAACAGTATAGTGAGTAGTAATGGTTTTTGTTGTCTCACCACCACTAGCATTACGTAAGATAACCGTTAGATCGTCTTGATCAAAAATTTTAAAAGAATAAGGGAATACAGTTTGGGAACCATTCCCATTTGCACTTACCTTATTGGTTGTACTACTAACTGTCATCTATCGATCTTCCTCTTTTTGCTGTTCCTTTACACTTTGTCTGTCTAAGAATGCTTGGCGCATATTCGCATATTCTGGCAATTCAATCAATGATAGAAAACCTGCATCAATAAAATCGTTATTTATCTTTCTAAATAATGTAACTCTTTGTCTTGCGTTTAACATTTCAAATGAAGGTTCCATTATTACAGCCGCTAAAGTTTCTTTAAATGATAAATCTCCATAACCACTTCTGCGAACTCTAACAGTGTTTTTTGCAAGATTAACTAAGTCTGATTGCATACCATATGTAAGCGGCACACCTTTATATTCTCTGGGATTTGTAAGAGGCCAATCACCTGTAACATCATGCAAACGTAAAAGTTCTTTTTCATAGTTTTGTAATTCACCACTAGCTTTCATACGTAAACCAGTAATATTACCAAATATTGCAGCAATAGGATTGTTAGCAAAACTAAATTCATCTGATCCTAGAGGCACACCAAACGTATCATATTTTATTGCGTTAAGATCTCTTTCACTTTGAACAAATGTATCTTGCCGGCGCATTGAGTTCATTGTTGTAAAAAATTCGTATATCTGTCTACCAGAGTCAGTCTTTGGCAAACCTACTAAATCTAATCTTGGTTTACCTTCAGCATCTTCAAAAAAGTATTTTATAACTCCATCTTCATCTGTGTACTGTTCCATAACATCATCAAGTGTATAATATTCAAAGTCACCTTTTGGTTTTGTTTTTGTAGGATCAGCTATTCGTGTAAACATTCTTTGCAACGAACTTAATGGATGAGGTAAACCAGGAACAATAGTTGTATTTTCTGCATAACTACGTGCAAGTTTTGCTGGATCAAAACCGTCTAGAAATGAAAGTGTATCGGATATACCTTGCAACATAGGCAGTTCTTTGTAATATTCTGCTGTTGCTATTGCAGCAGCACCAACAAACGTATTACGTAAACCTGGATCATCAGTGCTATTCAAACGTTGTACTGTGTCAGCACTAATAGCTAACAACCCACCAACAGGCTCAAACCCTGCGTAGCTCATGTATATTAATGGACCATTAGGAACACCAAACCTATCGTACAAAGGTTTACCCTCTGGAAAACCCTCACCTTTAAGAACAAAACTATATGGTTGCCAACCTCTAGGTAATGCATTTCTTTGTGCTGCTGTTTCTGGAAAACCACCAGTTATTTTGCCATCCATTGCAGCTTGTTGCGTTTTAAATAGGATAGCAGAACCAAGGGTTAATTTACCCATAGCTAGCTGTTGTTTTTGTGGACCGTTTCTACCCAATAAATCTATAGCTGTTTTACTAAATGGTGTATATTCCATAGTTCTAAGCAACGCATTTGTAGGCGCCGTAGCAAACGGTAATATAAACCTACCAAACAAAGTTCTTTGGAACCGTCCGGTTACTTGTCCAAAAAACCCTAAATCAGATTGCAAAGTGTCAAACCTTGCTTTGTTATTTAAATCATCAGCAACAGCCGTAGGATCTAATAACAACATAGCTGCCTCATCTGAAGCTTGCTGTTCTGTCATGCCATTGCGTAACGCATGCTGATAGCGTTTGTTGAGTAATGTATAAAATTCACCACGCTGAGAAATGGTTTTTGTAAATTCATCTGCTGCTAGCAATAGCCTAAATGGTATTCGCATACGCTTGCCAAGCTCATCTAGTGATTTGCTAAAGAAACTATTACTTTCACCAACAGTTGCAGCGTATTGTTCAACGTCTAGCTTGCTAGCGCCGGCTGGCATTTCTGTTCGCCAAGCAATAGATGCAGCTTTTAAAGCGTCACCAAACGCATCGCTCCATCCTTTTACTCTAAGAAAAGCATCCTCAACATATACCTGGTCTTCGCTTATTGGGTACTGCATACCTAACTGCTTACGTCCACCCCTAATAACATCTCCATACACGCCGGCTATTATCTCTGTAGGTAGCTGAAACAACATAAATGATGCAGTGCCTATAAAATTTTTAAACTGCGTAGCTGGCGAGGACAAGAGCCCTGCTAGATACGCTTCGTGTACCATTCTTTTGCTTTTTGCGTAGCTACCAACTCTAGTAAAATCATTAATAGCTTCCATGTAATTATTATTAATTTTGCCATTAGCACCAACTTTTAACAATCTATCTGCTAATGCTTCAGTAATTTCTCCAGCGCCACTTTCATTTAATACTCTTTGGGCTTCTTCGCTAAACCTTGTAGCGTCCATTTCTCCAGTTACTTTTATTTGAAAAGATTGTAACGCTCGCGCTGCTTCTGTTTGTGCGCCTTTTAATTGTAATTGTATGCCTGTATGAATAGATAACTGCCTACGAAACTTTAACCGTGTTGCTGCATCTGTACCGCCAGCTTTTATAAGTCTTGCTAGCTCTTCTAACCTAGCTGCACTTTTAACTAACAACTCGCGAGCCCCAACAAACTCAGCAGCAGTTAACGGCCTATCACCAATTTTTCTATCTAACAAAGATCTAGAAAAACCAATTTCATCAGCAACTAAACCATGCGCCTCATCCATAGTAACATCATTAGAAATTTTACCTCGCGTTCTTGCAACGGTTTCATCAGAGTAAACTTCACCAATAGCAGTAATAATTTTTTTAACATCGTCATCTGTATCGATAAAATCAAAACTAAAATCACCACCGTCTTTTAATGCCTTTATATTTGTTTCTTTGCTAGCAATGTAAGTTAACACTTCATCAGTTTTTGCTTCATCAGCAATCGCTGTTTCTGCCTTGTAACCTTTAGCTTGCGCGGTCATTGCGTTTTGCGCTTGTTTATTAACGTCAACAGCTAATGCTTCTGCATCTAAAGCTTCTTGATCTAGCGCTTGTTGCGCGTCTTGTATTGCATTTATTGGAACTTCTTCGCCTATTGCCGGCGCTTTTAATCCTTGTGCTTCAAATTTTTCTACACCTTCTGGAGACATAAGCTTAGGAGCTAGAGATCTTTTTGTTGCAGTTTCAGAAAACTGACCGTCTTGAACTAATCCTTTTTCTTGTGGTGTAGGAACTCTTGGACTTTCTTTTACAACACCAGTGTCGTCAACAGGAACATCCGGTTTAGCGCTAGGACTATCTAATTTTTTTAGAAGGTTTAAAACACCGCCAGCACCAAATGCTACTTCAAACTCACCTTCTCTATCTGGTCCTTTAGCAAACTCTTTAGGAGCCCCAGCAATATTAATACGCTGTTGCTGCTCTTGTTGTTCTGCTACTTGTGTTGGATCAATAGCCATACAGGTTACTCTTCTGTGTTTAGATTAACATCTTTTTCATTGGGCTCTGCTTCCATAGGCATAACTTCTCGTCTACGGTACAAACTTTTAACTAAATCCATAACATTATTCTGCGATTGATTTTCCGCTTTGTCTGATGATTGCATCGAACGCTCCACGATCTACTCCTTCAAATTCATACCAAGGTTTGTTACCGCCCTCAAAAGACGCTACGCCTGGAAAGTTACTTGGAAGAACTCCAGATTTTTTATTGAATACTTCTTTAAACATATCATCAAGTTGCTTTTTTGTAAATTGATATGGTTCACCTTGACTTGTTCTATATACATATCTATTGCCGCCGCCTGGTGTTTTTTCATATTCAACACCAGAAAATTTTACGTGAAATCTTCCTTCTTTTACAGGTGTTAGTTCCGTTGGTTTAATATTTGATTGTTTTAGTCTAGATCCAGATCCAACAACGGCACTTAAAGTTGGATGTGAAACAATTTGCCCAGAAGATAAAACCCAACTTTCCCAATGATACCGGCCTACAGATCCTACATCACCCCTACCAGCCTTAGTATACATATCTTTAACTTTAGAATTTAATGATCTTTCTAATGCTTCATATTGTGCTAAACCTTGAGCCCCTTCAAATTGCGTATAAACATCGTCATATATTTTATTGCCACCTGCCCACATTCTGTTTATTTGTATACGATCTAAAACAACAACATCATTTCTACCTGATACTAGCAACGCAAACGATAATATTTTATTTGCAATACCAGTATCTTCAGCCAATCCATAGTATGCTCTACGAATTTCTGCGCTAGACATATTTGGATCAGCAATCATTTGATGTAATTTTGTTAACGCAGACACCCCTTCATCATCTACTGTAGCCATTTTTTTCAAAAATACTTTACCAAAATCATTTGCGTTAGATGTTGCAGATCTTCCAGGCGTACCTTCTGGTATTGTAGATTTTACCATTTGCAACCAAGCTTCCGTATCTACTTCAGACCACTCTCCTCTAGCAGCTTTTTGTATAAATGGACTTGCCGCTTCTGCTAGTTCTAAATAACCACCTTCGTGTGGAAATGCTGATAACCTTCTTGATAAGATAGACCAAAGCATTAATTGCCCAGTAAGCTCAGTGTCAGCGCCAGCACTGTAAGCTTGTTTAAAATCTTCTTGTATAGATAAACCTTCATCTGCTGCTTTAACTTGATCACTTGTTAAACCTTTAAACCAGTTAGCCCACTTATCTGTGTCATTTGCATGTTCAATCATCCAAGATGGCGGCGCTGGAACTTCAGACGCATTTTGCACTCGCGACATCATAAGAGCATAATTTTCTGGACTAGATAATGGGTCTGCAAATTCTTCTGATAAAGTTGTTAAAGATTGAGATGAAACCGCAAAATTTCCAGGTGTCATTTTTTTAGGAATAAAAGATTGTTTACCAGTTCCTGTAATTGGTGCGTTTTCTACAGTTACACGATATTGTGGCTGCAACTGTGAAACCATTGGCGTGTCGCTAGGTGGTCCAATTTTTATGTTGGGTTGCGCTAATCTGCCAGCCGCCGCTAAACCTCGATCAACCATTGGCCCAACAGGATTACTAAAAACAGTTGAGCCTTCTTGCGCTATACGCTGCTCTGCATCAGCACCCATGCGAACTATTGATGGCGATAGTATATTTATTCCACGCTTTAAAAGTTTGCCAAACGCAAAACCAACACCAGTAGCCTCAGCAGCACCGGCAAGCATTAATGCTGCGCCTAGGGCTCTTTTGCCTACGTCACCACCTTCGCCGCGATCACGGCCTTGCGAGAACATCCTTGCACCTTCTTGCATGTCCATTACGCCAGCAGTAGCAAAGTCAGCAATACCAACACCTAATGGATTGCCTGTACCAAAAAACATATTGCTATAGAAGCCGGCATTGTTTTTAAACTCAGGCATGCGAGCATCTATTTCTTGCTGTATTTGTTCTTCTGTCATGTTCGGATTTACTTCAAGCAATTCATCACGCAAACCAGCTACAGCTAGATCTACAACAAAACTTTCTACAGCAACAACACCTTCCTCACGTAACGTAGGATCGTATGGACCTATCATAGGCTCGCCATTTGCTATTGCAGTAGCAAGTTCTTCTTGTGTCATTGGTTGCACTGAGGCGGTTTCTTGCGCTGGTTTCATTAAATTCATACCAGCTTCTATTTGCTCGCCGGTGTAACCTGCTGCCTCTAGATCTGCTACGTCAAATTTTCCAACATCGTTTTCTAATCTTTTTGCATATGTTGCAACTTCTTGTGCTGCTAAATTTAAAGGTAATTGATCAGTGTTGTTGCTTGGCATAGCCGGTTGCTTGGGTGCTTCCGACATAACCTCTACAGGCTCTTCACCAATTTTGAAGTAACCACCTTTATCCATAGGTGTAAGTATTTCGTTTGTTTTTGTTTCTGGATTAAAAATACTTTGTTTGTTTTTTATAATAGCTGGATCTAAACCTGCAAACGAAAGCGTTTCTGCTTCAAGATATTTTTCCATTTCTAGATCTGTATCATTGCTTAATAAATCAGCCATTAGAACAATCCTTGATTAGAATACTTACCGCGCAATCTTGCTTTAGAAGCTGCAAAAACGGTTCTACGTTGATCCTGTACTGCTTCTGGCAAACCATTAAAATATACATCCATAGATGTTAAGGGATCACTAGGATTAATAGTTAAACCAGGAAGATTTATTTGTATTGAAGCAATGTCAGCTTCGTATTCTATTTGTAATTCTGCACGATAAGATTCGCCAAACAACTTTATTTGCTTGAGAGCAAACTCTTGTATTTCTGTTCTTGTCATAGGTTTGCCAGCAGCTTGACGGCGCATATGCTCATTTTGCAATTCGAAATCAGCAGCCTCAAATGCAGTTTTAGATGCTTGAGCTAACCTATCGTTACCGTCAGCGGCTGCTTGTTCATTGTATCTAAAAGATCTTTTTAAAAGTTTAGATCCTTCGTTAAGAGCCTCATCAGACTCGTTAGAAATTTTCGTATCTAAAGATCTATATTGTTCGCCAGTTATTCTAAATGTATCTGTGTTAAGCTCATCAATGGTAAGTACTCCACGCTCTGCTAAAGAGTAAAGTTCGCTGTAACGTGCTTGGCTACCTTCACCAGCCGGCGCAAACTTAAAATCTGTAGCTCTATCAATCTCCTGATTCATGCGTTCTTGTTGCGTTGGGTTTGCCCACATTTGTGCATTTAAATAATCACGTAAAATTGTTTTTGCTCGCACTCCAGGTATTGTTTCTGCTTTGTCAGAACCTGTAAGATTATCATAAGCTTGTGGGGTCATTAATTGTTGCATGGTTGTTGCAGTAACCTCATCTGCATCTTGAACAGATATGACAAAGTTATATGCTTTAGTGTGCATAGCGTTAATGTCATCTTCTTGATCTTTTTCTAATTTTTGTTCTGCATCATAAAATTTTAATGACAAAGCTAAATTGTCTTGTATCAGTTTCGTAGCCACATTTCGATCAATGTTGTACAATACATGCAGCGCGTAGGGATCATTAATACCAGTTAACAACATTGCGTCTTCTTCACTTATAGTGCCGGCCTTAACTTCATCTTGTAAATCAAGCATTTTAAAAAGCTGAGAAGCTGTATTAGGATCAAAACCGTATGTGTTTGTAATGTAACCAGATGCAATATCAGCACGTAAACTTTGATTTGCTTCGGCAACTTTGTCAGGATTATATCTATTTCCTTTAACACCTTTGTCTTGATCGTTAGCTAAAATACCAAGTTTAGAATTGTAATTTTCTACAGTTGCACCTGGCCCTTGTATCAATTCATTTTTAAGTCTTTTCATACGAGCAGCCATTGCTGCTTGTTCAGCTTTTAAAATTTTATCATCAACTATTGCGCGTAATCTAAATCGTGTTGCAATTTCATTTTGCTCAAATGCGTAACTTAATTTTCTACGCATAGTCTTACTGTCTACAGAATTAATCGTTTTATCACGCAACTCTGTCATAAAGTCGTTCCATTTATTCTTGCCATCAAGAACATTATAAATATCTGTAGAGTTAGACAGTGCGTACTCTGCTTCAGTCATACCTTCTTCAATGGCTAAAGCTGCTTGGTTGTATTGTGCTTCTTGACCAGCCTGATAGCGCACAGTTGCAAATTGTGCCGCACCACTCAGCAATGCTGTAAGAGGTTTCGCTTTTTGTAACTCTGCCTCTGCTAATAGCGAACCATTCATTCTTACGATATTTCTACGCTCAGTTCCTGTTTTTGTTTGTTGCGGAACAGCCGTGCTTGTGTAAGTAGGTATTTTCATGTTCTTCTAAATGCTCCAGGATTTTCATAAACAGTTGAAGCGGTGTTAGCTAGACTTGTTAATAAAGATGAAGTGCCTTGAGCCCTTAGACCGGCTGCTTGCGCTCCACCTTCCATGCGAGATAAATCAGCAGCCATTTGCAAGCTTTCTTGTTCATCGTCAATTTGCATGTTTACAACAGAGTTATCAAACTCTTTTACTTTTTGTTCGTAATCAAATTCTCTAGCGTTTTGTCTTAAAACAGCTATTGGCGTTCCTTGGCTCATGTCAACGCCAGCATAACCAAAACCGACTCTTGCTTGCGATTGTATATCTCTTTCAAAATTTATTGCGGCTCTATTTTGTGATACAAGAAAATTTGCATTATAAATATTTTGAGATTTTTCTAATAAATCAATATCTCGTTCAATTATTTCTGCATTAAAATTTCCAGCTTCTAATGCTTTAGCAGCAGCTTTGTCAGCAGCATTTTTAGATGAAACAGCAGAAACAACCTGTAAACCTGTAGATAAAAGCATTAAAGGATTACACATTATTTAACTCACTTATCAAACGTGTTCATGCGTGGATAAAACGCAAGAACTGTTAACGGTAACGGCTGATTTTGTTTTATAAAAATTCTATCGTCATCATCAAAACCGCCAGGAAACTCTATTTCTTTATCACCAGTAAACATAGGAACAGCAGTGTCCATATCCATAGAACTATCTCTAAAAAATATTCTATCTACTTCTCCACTATCGTTGCCAACCTCAGCACCAACTGTTTCAAAAAATCTAATAGTTATACCGTGTATACGTTTTGGTTTACCTTGACTTGTTCCATCCACAGATCCACTGTCAACACGCAAGGTTTGCATACTGCTTTCAAATCCAAAACCAACAGCAGCACTTGTTACTGGATAATCTAAAGTAAGAGCATTACCAGATATTGTTTTATCAGGGTGCGATGCACCATCTCCTAGTACTTGTACACTTTCATTTTTTAAGTGAGCTAACCCTGACAAGGTATTAGCTGATGATCCAGAATAGGATAAACCACTATCAACAAAGAATGAATTTACTGTATTACTTCCAAAATCAAAAACTTTAAGTTTTTCAACATATTTTCTTGTAACACTATTAATTGTTCTTTTTACAACCATAAACAACTCATCTTCACCTGTATCGGTTGGAAGTGTAGCAATACTTTCAACTACAGCTTGACCGCTACTAAACGTGCCACCAATTACATGCTTATGCCAAGCAACAACTTCTTCTTCACGGCGGTATGTTAATCCTAAAAGTGTACCATCATTTCTAACACACCACACAACACTGTCAGGCTCTTGCTGATAAGCCATTTGCGTTATACCGCCATCTGTAATGTGTTCAGCTAATATTGTCATGTCTGGCGCTGAGTAACCGCCTGTATTTACATCACCCACAAATTTAAACTCGCGTATTTTTCTGTTACCACGTTGAGCAAACAATGTAACATCAGCAACTTGTACAGGCTCTATATTTGCACTGCCATAGTTAGAATATTTACGTATAAGGGTTGTTGTGGGCGTTATTGGTCCATCATTTGTTGATGTAACAACGTACTCACCGCCAGACGTTCCAACAGTTAAAACGCGAGTAGCAGAAAGAAAACGAATAGCATTTACCTGATTTGAAGCGATTGTGTAAATTAAAGCATCGTCAGCATTTGATCCTACAGTAAAATTATTATAATCGCCGTTTTTTGAAAACCACAATGTTTGTGGATTATTGTTTGTATTTGCAAAAACCAATCTTTGCTCAAAAAAAGACACAACACTTGGATAGTTGTTAGAACTAGAGAGCGTTGGTGTGCTGTTTTCAGTAAAAGACACTGCTGCAAAAGTCCAATTATTATGATCTGATCTTGTTAGTGTACGAACAGCAAAATTAGGGTGGACGATGTACATTGTGTCAGCCGATTGAGCAAATCGTAAATCTTGTAAATAAATATTTGTATACGGCGTAGTTTTTTCATATATTTTTGTTGCAGTGCCGCCAGAGGTGTAAGCAGTAAACCCAGAAGCATCTACACGCCCACCAATAACTTCGTCTAATACAAACGTAGTACTTGTGGGTTGTGGGCTTGTAGAAACGCGAAAGTTTCTGTTGTTAAGTTCTGTCATGCCACTTACGCCAGAAATAAATATTTCTTGACCGCCAGAACCAAAATTATGAGCGCTACTTGTTGTTATAGTAAGTTTACTACTTGCGTAGTTAGCACCAGAAATTGACACGCCTGATGATTCTAAAACTTGCAAATCATTGCGAAACACACGCATAGTTTCATTGGTAAATTCTAAAATATACGTATCTGATGTTTTAAATTGAAACGGTATTAATCTTACAAAATGATTTCCAGAAGCATTGCTGCTACTAGCGCACTGCCCTAAAAACTCTGTGCCTGGTCTACGTGTCACACCGCCATGAGGCATAACAACCATATTGGTAAGATCCGACAAACCCTCACGGTATTTTTCTATATTGGTACGGCCCTCTAACCTTGGGCTAATTTCACCTGCTGTAAAAGAACTAAATGCTGGTGCTGACCGTGCCATTATAACCTGCTTTCAATAAAGTCACTCGCTTCTAGACGTTGCGTTGCGCCCTCTGTTGCATCGTTAAATCGTGCTTCATTAATTTTAGCTTCATACAAAGATGTTTGTATCTGCACCATACTCGTTGATCCTGTTATTGCATAACAAATTTCAGCAGCTAATCTAGCAGCTATAGCTTCTATTAAACTTGCATCAAATTGTTGTGGATCTGTTATGCGCCCAATATATTTAATTTGTGCAGAACCCTCATCAGTAAGTAGTTTTCTACCTTCAATTACAAAAACCGGACCACCTGAGTTACTGGTAATATTGTCTTGTGGGTACGAAAGAGATCCATTGCTAAATTCTAACACACGTAAGCAAAAAGGATCTGTTGGTAAAGAATACTGGAAAGCATAACCAAACGTAGGAGCAACAGTGTCTTGCGCCAAAGTTGCACGATTAATTAAACAATTCCAAGGATGTGCGCGAGAAACAGCATCTCTTACAGATTCAAAACGCTGATTAACTACTCTTGCTGCTTTACTGTTTTCATCTAGTGAAGAAATGTTAGAAGCGCCTAGATTGTTAAGCGCAAAGTTTGCAATATCAACTGTACTAGTCATCTTTACCTATCCTGTAAAAGAAGGGGCGGCGAACCGCCCCAACCTAATTAGTCAACTACATACTTGATAGTTACTTCGATAGTGCCTGTACCAGCAGCACCACCCATAGTTGCGGTAACAGCAACACCGTCTTCATTAGTGTCTGTCTCTGTACCTGAGCCAAGAGCCAAGGTAGCAAGGATGTCCACTTTCTGAGCAGATGTTGATGCAGCAGCAGCTTTATAAGCAGCAGCAGAAGCAGAAACAGCAGTGCCAGCCGCATTAGTATGCGCGGCGTATCCTACTGACAAAGTTGTTGATGAACCAAGAGCATCGTGTGCTAGTGACCCTTCAAGCAATCTTGCGCCATCTGGAAGTATAAACATCTCAATAACATCACCAGATGCTAAAGAAGATGCTTCGTATGTGCCATGAGCAACACGAACCCTGCCGCCTAGCTCATTCGCCTTGTTCATCACGGCTGGAGTAGCTCGTGTGTTAGTGCGTTGTGTTGAATAAACAGTAGCCATTAGTCAATCTCCTTATTCGTTACACGCAATTTCTACTACTTTTTCCTCTTCCATGCGAGTTGCCCCGATGGTTTGGCAGTAATAGACTTGCGTTGAGTATGACTTGTCAGCACGTTCATCAATACGTGCAGCCGGCTCTTTGCCAACTGCAAGCTTCAGACCGTCTTGCGCGAACGCAATGACCTGGCGATCAGAGTTTGAATCAGTGTTTAAACGGTTACTTACTATGAAGTTAAACCCTACAAACGATGAAACCTCACCTTGAGCCAGAGCCTTGACGGTGTTGAAATCAGAACTTGTGACAGTTGTGTTGTTTAACAAATCAGAAACCTGTTTTGGTGAAACAATGATGTGCCGTGGAATTGATGGATCAACACTTGCTGCATCTAGTAGTTCTTTAGCAGATACTAGTTTAGCAATAGTTAAGCCAGCAGAACCATGAGCAATTTTTTGTCCAGCAGGTAACGCTGTTGTTGTTGAACCGTCTTTACCTGTTTGCGATGAACCTAAAGCAGCAGTGATGATAACATCATCCATTGCGCGGCCCATAGCAGCAGCGGCTGCACGGCTATAAGTAGATGTTGGATCTACTAGCAAACGTACTTTATCGCTATCATCGATCAAGTCAGCGTACTCATAGTCCGACATTGTCACCATTCGCCTGGTATGTGGGGTTTCAACTAAAGGCGTATCCTGGTGCCTACTTGTGCGTAGAACAGCAGCAGCTTGTCCTACTTGGTCAAAGAAAGCTTTCTCACCATTAACGCTTTCTGTATCTACTGCATTACGCAGCAAAGAACCCATCTGCTGCGATAGCATTTGGACATTAGCGCTAAACTGGTTGACAAAAGCTGTAGTAAT